AAAGAGAGGGAGGGGCCGCTATATCCTGGCGAATCCGGCGGCCCTTACCGGGCCAACCCTCTGGGGCCTGCCGGTGGTGGCGACCGAAGCTGCCGCATTCCAGGGCAAGTTCCTTACCGGTGCATTCAACGCCGCGGCCCAGCTGTTCGACCGTGAAGATGCCAACGTGGTGATCTCCACTGAGAACGCCGACGACTTCGAGAAAAACATGATCTCGATTCGTTGCGAAGAGCGTCTGGCGCTGGCGGTGAAACGCCCGGAAGCATTCATCTACGGATCCTTCACTGCGCCTGCTGCTGGTGGCGGCGCGTAATCCTTAACGGCGGCCTGCGGGCCGCTTTTCGTTTTCCTTTAAGGAGACAGCCATGAAGCTGATCGCTATCAAGCCCATTTACTTTGAAGGCAATGTACTTACTGAAGGTACTGAGTTCGAAACGCTGGAGCAGCATGGTCGCGAGCTAGTGGCACGCGGTTATGCCTCAGAGCCCGGTGCCAAAAAAACGGAACCGGATAAAGACCCCGATCCAAAAGGAAAGAGCAAAGGTAAGTAAGGAGCGCGCATGCTTACTAAAGAGCAGGTGAAGCATCACTGCAATATCGAACAGGATTTCACGGAAGACGACGCCTGGATCGATACGGGCATAAAAGCCGCGGAGCGCTATGTTGAAAAATGGACCCGCCGTCGGCTTTATGAAAAGGCTGATGATCCGCTTTATATGGCCGATCCAGACGCGCTGCTTTATGGCGAGGATGTCGAAATGGCTATGTTGATGCTGATTGCCCACTGGTACACCAACCGTGAAACGGTCAGCACCGGCAGCACGACATCTGCGCTGGCTTTCTCTACTGAAGCACTCCTTCAACCCTACCGGATTTATGGCCTATGAAAGCGGGACGTCTACGGCACAGGGTCACCCTTCAGAAACCGGCAACCGGGCGATTACCGTCCGGACAGCCTGCAACCGGCTGGGTGGATGTTGCTTCGGTTCGGGCAGAAGTCGCGGATGTATCGGGCCGGGAGATGATGGACGGCGGCGCAGAGCTGAGCAGCACCACAACCCGGATCTGGATGCGTCGTTAACCGGGCCTCATATGCGTTCGGCGGCGTAACGAACACCGCAGCACAGGGTTATCCGGTTCCCCTGCTTTACGGACGTCGGCGCATCGGCGGCGCGATCATCTCTGCAGGCATTTACGTCGAAGATCAGCAGTAACAATAAACCTTTCATTCAGGCCACCTCAGGGTGGCTTTTTTTATGGGCGCAATATGGTAAACGCAACCGCTATCAGGGGCCGCAAAGGCGGTGGCTCTAAATCACGCACACCCACCGAACAACCCGATGATCTCCAGTCTGTAGCGAAGGCCAAAATTCTGATAGCTCTGGGAGAGGGAGAGTTCTCCGGCCAGCTCACCGGTAAAAATATTTATCTGGATGGTACCGCACTGGAGAACGCAGACGGATCGCCAAACTTTAGCGGGGTGGTGTGGGAGTTTCGCCCGGGTAACCAGGCACAGAGCTATATCCAGGGCATACCGGGTACAGAAAACGAAATCACCGTCGGCACCGAAGTATCAAGTGCCACCGCCTGGACGCGCACGTTTACCAATACCCAGCTCTCGGCTGTTCGTCTTCGCCTGAAATGGCCCTCGCTGTTCAAACAGGAGAACGACGGCGATCTGGTCGGTAACTCTGTTAACTATGCGATTGACCTGCAGACCGACGGCGGAGCCTGGCAGACGGTGCTGAATACCAGCGTGACCGGTAAAACCACATCCGGCTATGAGCGCAGCCACCGTATCGATCTGCCTCAGGCGGGCAGCACCTGGACTATTCGCCTGCGCAAGCTGACCGCTGATGCAAACAGCGCGAAGATCGGCGACACGATGACCCTTCAGAGCTTCACTGAAGTGATCGACGCCAAGCTGCGCTACCCGAACACAGCCCTGCTGTATATCGAATTCGATTCAAGCCAGTTTAACGGCTCTATCCCGCAGATCTCCTGTGAGCCGCGCGGGCGTGTGATCCGCGTACCTGATACCTATAACCCGGAAACCCGCACTTATACCGGCACCTGGACTGGTGCGTTTAAGTGGGCGTGGACCGATAACCCGGCGTGGATTTTTTACGACCTGGTTGTATCCGACCGGTTCGGCCTGGGTCACCGGCTCACGGCGGCGAATATCGACAAATGGATGCTGTACCAGGTGGCCCAGTATTGCGATCAGCCGGTACCGGACGGGAAGGGCGGCAGCGGTACCGAGCCGCGGTACATCTGCAACGTGTACATTCAGGACCGGAACGACGCCTATACCGTTCTTCGTGACTTTGCGGCCATATTCCGGGGTATGACGTACTGGGGCGGCGATCAGATCGTGGCCCTGGCAGATATGCCCCGGGATGTGGATTACAGCTACACCCGCGCCAACGTCATTGAAGGCCGCTTTACCTACGCCAGCAGCACCACGAAAACGCGCTATACCACAGCGCTGGTGTCCTGGTCCGATCCCGCTAACGCCTACGCTGACGCGATGGAACCGGTGTTTGAGCAGGCGCTGGTGGCGCGCTACGGATTCAATCAGCTGGAAATGACGGCCATCGGCTGCACCCGGCAGTCGGAGGCGAACCGTAAAGGCCGCTGGGGCATTCTCACCAACAACAAGGATCGCATCGTATCGTTTGACGTTGGTCTGGATGGAAACATACCTCAGCCCGGGTACATCATCGCCGTCGCTGATGAAATGCTGTCAGGGAAGGTCACCGGCGGGCGAATCAGCGCGGTGAATGGCCGGGTGATCACACTGGACCGTGCACCGGATGCCACTGCAGGGAATCGCCTGATTCTGAACCTTCCTTCCGGGGCATCCCAGAGCCGTACCATTCAGGCGGTAAACGGCAAGGCCGTAACGGTCAGCACGGCATACAGCGAAACGCCGCAGGCCGAAAGCGTCTGGGTGGTGGAATCTGACGAACTTTACGCCCAGCAGTACCGGGTTATAAGCGTCAAAGATAATAACGATGGCACATTCTCGATTGCCGGAGCATGGCATGATCCAGACAAGTATGCCCGTATTGATACTGGCGCCATCATTGACCAGCGTCCGGTAAGCATGATCCCTCCCGGTAACCAGTTTGCTCCGGGAAACATTGTCATCAGCTCCTACTCGATGGTGAATCAGGGGATCAGCATCGAAACCATGCGCGCCAGCTGGGACCCGGCACCGAACGCCATTGCCTATGAGGCTCAGTGGCGCCGCAATGACGGAAACTGGGTAAACGTACCGCGCAGCTCCACCACCTCGTTTGAGGTGGCTGCCATTTATGCCGGTCGCTATCTGGTGCGCGTCCGGGCCATCAATGCAGCCGAGATTTCCTCGAGCTGGGCCACATCGCTGGAAGTCACGTTAACAGGTAAAACAGGAGCGCCACCGGTACCCGTTAACTTTCGGACCACGCCATTACTCTGGGGCGTACAGCTGGACTGGGATTTTCCTGCGAATACAGCGGATACCCTGCAGACGGAGATTCAGTATTCAACGGATGCGGCCGGCACGAATGCGATGTTGCTTACGGATGTGCCCTATCCACAACACATGTATCAGCAGCTGGGCCTGAAAGCCGGGGTGGGGTTCTGGTACCGCGCGCGCCTTATCGACCGTACCGGTAACCAGTCGGCCTGGACTGACTTCATTCAGGGCAGCAGCAGCTCAGTTGCAGCTGATTACCTGGTGGATATCGACAACCAGATCAAACAGACAAACGCCTATAAGGAACTCACCTCGGATATCGCCGATCTCAGCGACGATATTCAGTCAGCACGCGATGACATCAGCAAAGTCTCAACAGAGTCGGCGGCGACCAAAGCGGGGCTGGCACAGGAAGTCACAGACCGCAAGAAAGCCATCACCGACGAGGCAACGGCGCGCGCCCAGGCGCTGCTGACTGAAAAGAACGCGCGCGTCGCAGATATCAGTAACGTCAATCAGACGATCCAGACTACCACCGAATCACTGGCGCAGATGATGGCGCAGATTTCTGCGGGTACTGGCGAACAGTTTGACCCACTCAAAATCTGGTATTTCGATTCGACAGTGGAGGGCTGGACCGGGAACGGGACCCCGACCATTGTTGACGGCTGGATACGCCCGGCGAACCATGCCACCGATCCGTGGGTGGCGTCTCCCGGCTCACTGGGTGTTAACTCGTCGTCCTATCGCTTCGTTAAAATGCGCATCAGGAAGTTCGGGGCGCCGGACTGGGTGGGGCAGCTGCGCTGGCGGGGTACTGGTGGCTTCAACGACACCAATATGGTCACCGTCGCCGAGCCTGCATACGACGCGAACGGGATCGCCACGCTGGAGTTCGACAATATCCCCTGGCTGACTGAAGCCACGATGAATCAGTTCAGGCTGGATCTGTCCACCAAGCAGGACGCGACGAACTACTACCTGATTGACTGGGTGGCGCTCGGACGGCCAACGCCCGGCGCAGGTATGGCGGCGCTGCAGGCGGAAACGACGGCCCGTGTTGCTGGCGACCAGGCGGAAGCCACAGCGCGCGAGACGCTGGCGGCGCAGATCCGGGGCGGTTATACCGGGGATGATCCGTCGAAGCTGGCCTCGGGCTTGCTCTACACCGAACGCCAGGCGCGCATCACAGCGCAGGAAGCGGAAGTGACAGCCCGGACGGCGCTGGAAGCGACCGTTAACGCCAACAAAGCCAGCGTGACGCAGGAGCTGGCAACGCTGACGACTGAGCAGGAGGCGCAGGCCACCACGTTGTCAGGCCTGCAGACCACCGTCGGGAAAAATACCGGCGATATCACGCGCATCGATAAAGCTGTCGCTGATAACAACAAGGCTCAGACTACCGCGCTGGCTGCGGTTAAGGCGACCACTGACAAGAACACGGCTGACATCAGCACGGAAACCACGGCCCGTACGGATGGTGACTCCGCGCTGGGGCGTCGTATCGACAGCCTGAAAGTGGATGTGGACGGTAACACGGCCAGCCGCGACGCCGGTATCGTCGGCAACGTCACCAATGCTCTCGCCAACTTCATGGCTTTCTCTGATCAGCGCGTCACGTTTGCCGTTGGCGAAACGAAAACGATGGCCGAGATCACCGAGACCCGGAAGACCGCCGCGGATGCCACAAGCGCTGTAGCCGAACAGGTCACGACGCTTAAGGCCACGGTTGAGCAAAACGGCCAGATCAACGCCGCCGCCATCACCCGCATTGATAAAGCCGTTACGGATCTGGAGAGTGCTACCGCAACCAGCATTCAGCAGGTGACGGCTGCAATCGGCGATACCAATGCCAGTGTGCAGACGACCAGCCAGGCTGTTGCTGATATCAACGGCAAGCTCTCCGCGCAATGGGGCGTTAAAGTCCAGGTGGAGGCGAACGGTGTTAAACGCATCGCGGGTATCCAGCTGGGCATTGACGGTACAGGGGCCTCAAACTTCCTGATTTCAGCCGATACGTTCGCGGTTTATAACCCGACGACCAGAGGGCAGGAGCTGGTATTTGCTTCGACCGGCGGCCAGATGTTCATGCGTTCGGTGTTCATCCAGGACGGTTCTATTGATAACGGTAAGATCGGTAATTACATTCAGTCCAGCAACTGGGACGGTACCGGCAATGTCGGCTGGCATATCAATAAATCCGGGTATGCCACTTTCAACGGCGTGACGGTTCGTGGGACGATTTACGCTACCAACGGAGAGTTCAGGGGAACTGTTTACGCGACTAATGGCGAGTTTCGCGGAACGGTATACGCGACGGATGGCGATTTTCAGGGAACCGTTTATGCGAATAAAATCGTAGGTAATATTTCAGAATCTAAAATGTATCCCGGCTTTTCTCAGGCAAGGCCGAACAGTAATACTATGACTATTAATTATGCTGGAAACCCTCGTTTACCTGTCAGGGTGTCTATCTTCTTTACTATTAATGGTTATTCGGCGGGGACAAGGTTCTGGGTTAACGGCGAAGAACAAACTGATCGTTCACCAGGTAAATCCTATGGATTTTCTTTCGATGTAGGAACTGGGGCTGGATTGACAATAACCTTAAGGGCTTCTGGCGAGGGATCTATTTCAACCAGCCCCATAATTGCAATCGTAACTCCTCAGGGGACTGGATTAAGTTAATTTTCGCAAAACCAATCTCATACAAATAAACCCGGCTCCGGCTGGGTTTTTTCATTTTAAGGACATCACGAATGGCCACACTTGATGACGATTTGGCGAAAGCCGTCACAGAAGGGTTTCGCCTGGCGCAAAGCAGTATCATCAACCAGGACCTGATTTTATCGGGCACCGGTGACGTCACCGTAACCCTGGCTGACGGTTCGAAAAAAACGGGTCCCAGTTGGACGAAGCTGATCGCCGCTGCGAACGCGGCAGGGACCAGCGCTGCGGCAGCTGCCGCATCGCAGACAGCAGCGAAAACGTCTGAGACGAACGCCAACTCGTCAAAAACTGCTGCAGCAACGTCTGCGACAAATGCCAAAACGTCAGAGACCAACGCGAAGACCTCAGAAACTAACGCAAAAACGTCTGAGACGAATTCCAAAACGTCGGAGACCAATGCTGCTAATAGCGCCAGTAGCGCCGCAGCCTCACTGGTCGCCGCGCAGAAACTGACGTC